GCACCGTAGTCTAATAGGTATCTTATCTTGTTTTCTTTTATGATTAAATCTATGAGTGGTGCGTAAGCTACACTTGCTACACCATAATTTACATCTTCATGCAGTTTTGTCTGCATTTCTCTGTATGCGTCAGATATTAAGTTGATCAATCACTTCTTTCCATGTTCTATCGTCTTGATAAATGAGTCTCATGTGGCGATACCATGGCATACTAGGTTGAGCATAACGCCATTGATGATATTTAGGTACTAAGCACCATGTTTTAACGCCCATAGCAGCACTACAATGTAATGCAGTAGTGTTTACCCCTAAAACCATGTCACAAGCAGCTATAATAGATGCTGTATCGTCATAGTCTTTTGCGTCTGTTGCAAATTCAAAGTATTTAACGCCATCAATTTTGCGTTCTACGCTATAATCTAGGCTTACTAACTGTATATCTTTTCGTTTTAATAGTGGTTGTAAGTCATCTTCTGTAAGTTCACGACCTTTAGCATTAGTTCTAAACGTGCCACCTTTAGTTGTGATACCAATTACTGTCTTATTCCATGACTTAAACATGTGTTTCCACATGTCAACCTTTTCACTATCAGGAACTAGAAAAGGAGTCCCAGGAAAAGCCTTGCTGTCTGTTCTGAAAAATTGGGGTAAACCACCAATTCCACACCTTGCATCAAAAGTAAGTCCATCTAACCACCTTACGTTATCTTGTTTACGAGTGCCATGCACTTCTGCTTTAGGAAAACTACGTTTAAATAGTGTTTCTAGTCTTTCGTCACAGTCTATGTAGACTTTCTTGCTAATATCTATAGCGTCAGGAATACATGAAGCATAGAATATCTCATCACCTAAACCTTGTTCACCATAGATAACAATAGTCTTGTCTTTATCGCCATTCCATCTAGGTTCGTTACCATAGACTAATTCTTTACGGAACTTGCCACCTAGTGACTTATCCCATTCTGCCCAACCTTTTACCCATTCACCTTTAGCTAGATAACTATGTGCTAGGTTTAATTGTGCGTGTATTTCTTTAGGATCACATTCTAAAGCCATTTTAGCTGCTTTCTCTGCATCTTCCCAACGTGACATTTGGACTAATGATGCTGAAGCATTAGAGTAAGCCATAGCATAGCTAGGGTCTAATTCTGCTGACTTTAAGAAGTATTTAATAGCATCATCAAACATATCCATTTCGTGACATGCACGACCTAGAGAAGTCCATAATGCTTTATTTCCTGGTTGTTCTTGTAATGCTCTACGGAAGTATTGATAAGCAAATGCAGGTTTATCACCCATTAGCCAAATGTATCCAGCAAAGTTTAATGTAGCTGCATCATTAGGATACATCATTAACACTTCGTTTATAAGTGGCATAGCTAAGTCATACTGTTCCTTTTGTATAAGGTCATGTATGGCTAATTGTACTTGCTTTAATTCGTCTTTATCCAATTATTTAGCGTTCTTCCATGCGTATTTAAAGCGTTCCCACCATGATAGTTTATCTATATTATCATCTACCATGTTTTTTAATGCCTGGTTGATACCAGCTTCCATAAGTATTCTACGACCTTCTTCATTGGTATCTACTGTAATATCCCAAGTATCACCAGAGTCTTTAACACTTATTACTTTTAATTTTGCTTTAGCCACGTTTAGTAGTCAACTTTAAGTATGGATAGTTTTCGTTTATTTCTTTTACTAATTCTTTAGTTTGGTTAGGGTTATATATGTCTATCCCTTTTTGTTTTAATTGCATTTCCACTACAGGTGGAATACTAGCAAAGTGCGCCCATTCTTCTTTAACGCCTTTATCCCATGTATCAGGGTTATCTCTTGCTTGTTTAATCTTGTCTAACATACCACTCAAGTCTTGAGTAGAGGTTAGGTAATATGTATCTTTAGCTGGGTCATAGTCAAAGTACTGACTTACACCTGTTACGCTATTGTGGTCAAATAATATTGGCATATATAAAATACAACAGAGGGTGAATTAACACCCTCCATTATATCATTACTTAATTACTAAGCACCTACGTTTTGTACTTTAGCATGTGCATCTGGGTTTTGAACCACTAATGCGTATTCTGCTGTGAGTAACCATTTTGTACTATCGCCTGTTTTAGCAAGTTCTTCTTTGCTCATTGGGCGTAGTGAAGCTAAACCAACATAACCAGGATCAACGCAGAGAACAGCTTGATCTCTCATGAAACGGTCAAGTTTAACTGTGTGGTTACCGAAGTCTGAAACGTAAACGTCTGCAGCGCCAGTAATTGTTGCTTGTGTTGTACCTTGAACATTGTTGAACTTAGTAGCAATACCACTAAAGCCTGAGAAACGAGCTTTGTTAGTTGCTGACATAAGGATTAATGATGGCTCACCACCATCTGTCCAAGCTAATTGTAAAGCTGACTTTAAGTCTGCTTCAATGAATGTTACTGAAGTACCGTCTGTAGGAGCTGCAACTGTACCACCTGAGAAACCAGGAGTTGTACCTGCTGTAGAACCTGTAGCTAATACTCTGTTTACAATCCAAGACTCAATACCTGCTGATGAACGAGCTGTAGCTGCGCCACCTGCTGATGATGCTTGGTTACGAACAATTGCATATTCCATGTCACGTTTAAGTTCTTTACCAGCTTTCATAAGTTGGTAAGCAACTTCAGACTTACGACCGTATTTTTTAACTACGTCATATGTGTTAGAAATTTGAACTGTTTTGCTTGAGATTTGAGTATAGTTACCTAATACTGTTGTTGCTGCTAATGTTGCGAATGAAGAGTCATTACCTTCAATTTGTGTGTTAGTAGCTGCTGCAGCGAGACTGTCAGTTTGCCATTGATGATAGGTCTGGCCGGCCGACATCCTCTTTGCGAGAGAAAGTAACGGTGTATCTTCTGGAGAAATATCAAAAATGATATCCTCAAATGATTCTGCTATACCTTTACCGGTATAACTATTGGTTGCTGAAACTGCCATGATTATTTTTTCCTTTGTAAATTAAAGCATATTTTCTATTAGTTTTGTAGCCATATCTGACTTACCTGTTTTACGTAATTGCTCACGTAATTGACGGTGGTTAGAATTGACTTCCGCTTTTGTATCTTTAGCACCAGGTTTCACTACTGGTTTAGCGCTAGATACTTTTTTCTTTACAATAGAGTCCTTTTGTTGAAGTTTGCGCCATTGCATAGCGTCATGCAAAACCTTCACGTGACGAGGGTCAACAATCGAGTTGAGTTCTGCATCAGAAAAACCATATTCTTTGCCAGTAGATAACAATGCTTGGTTAGTCTCAGGACTCCAATTTGGTATCTCTTTTGCTAGAACTTCTTTTCCTTTTGCTATCTTCTCTGCCATCAATTGCGTTTGCTTCTGAACGACTTCCTGCTTTTTGGCTTCAAACTGTGAAACTAATGTGCTACGTTCTTGCTGTAGCTGGTTATATGTAAAGAAAAGTTTTTGCGCTTCTACAAAGTCACTATCAGACAATTGTTGCCAATTCACGTTTGCATATTGGTTTAATTGTTGGTCTAGTGCTGTAATTTTAGCTACATCTTCAATTAAGACGTTATTAAGTTGCATTTGTTGTTGAAAGGCTTGCTCTTGAGCTTTAATACTCTCAGCATAGGCTTCTAGCTCTTTACGTTGTTCTGCTACTTGTTGTGTCTTTTGTGTGTAGTCTAAGCCTTGTTGTGCTAATGCTACAACCTCCTCTAGAGGTTTTTCTACGTCTTGACCATTGACCTTTAGTTTAAGAATAGCAGGAACTTCATCTTCTTCAGACTGTTCTACTTCTTCTTCTACTTCAGCTTCTTGTTCATCTGTAGGTTCAGCTTCTGCTTCTACATCATCTGTAGGAACTTCTGCTTCTTCTTGTGGTTCTTCTGTAGGTTGCTCAGGAACAGGTTGTTCTTTTACTTCCTCTTGAATACTATCACCTAGCATAGCCTCTAATCGGCTTTGTGGTGACTGTTCTGCGACTTGGTCACTCATAGTTTATTTCCTTAAAGTTAGACAATAAAAAAGCCTACCGAAGCAGGCTTTAAGTGGGCTTGTCCTTACCCAAATTTGTGTAATATATTATACATTTTGTCTGTAAAAATGGTTTTCACTCAAAATACTAAAAAATGCTTTTTGAATGAAACTATCCAAATACTTTAAATCGTGATTTTTCTGTTTGTAGTTTAGCCATCTTACCTGTGTTCATCACGTCAGTAAGTTGCTTATCTATTTGGTTCAGTAATTGTAATGCTATGACTAAACGGTTATGGGTCTTTTCATCACCTAAACCACTTGTAGACATAGCTGTAATAATGTTGTTCTTTACTGCTTCTTTAGCTGCAATGTATTCTTTGTTTTCTAATACGACTGCTGCTTGTTCACCACGTTTAATTTCTTCTAATGTTTTATCTGCCATATTAGTTAGGTGTAAATGTCCATTGTGTTTTAGGGTTTTTACTCATCATATCTTCACCAAGTAGTCTAAATAATGGATGACCACTTGTATATAACATATTACCGAATTGATACATTTTACTAGGACCTTCCCATTGTGTAGGTTGGTATGTTTGATTACTATAATTAGGCATTGTACCACTTGGAGCATTAAAATTTAATGGCATGCTTAATAAACCACCACCTAAATATTGTCCTACGCCACCGTATTGTTGTTGTGGCATACTTAAATATTGTGATGCACCACTTTGACCTAAAGTCTGTTGGTTTTTAAGTAACTCTTCTAATGTCATTGCATTAATCCTGCTTGAGCTTTAATTTGTGCAATAGCTAAGTCAGTTTCAGCTTTAAGTTTAGCTTTAAACTTCTCTAGTTCAGCTTGTGCAATGATTTTTTCACGTTCTATGATTATATCATTCTTTGAACGTTCTTGCTCTTGCATCATCTGTGCTTGTGCTTTTTGTTGCTCAATCGCTAATTGACCTTGCACCATGATCTCTGCTTCTGTAGGTGCTTTTTGACCTTCTTGTTCAGGTGTATTAGCTGGGTTAATCCAGAACTCATCAGGGTTTTTAAATCCTGCGTTTTGGGTTAATTTAGATAAAGCGTTGTAAATCTTCTCAGGTGAAGTAATACCAATTTGGATAGCTTCACGTTGTGCTTGTAGAATAGTATTCAAGTGCATAAGTTGTTGATCTTTATTACCTGCACCTAAGCCTACAGAGATAGATAAGTCTTTACGAGCTTTCCATTCTCTTGGGTCTACTTCTACCCATTTGTTTCTAAGACGGATAATGTCAGGTTTAGTAAGCGTAGTTCTCACTAGATGATGAACTAACTTGAATAACTCTTTTACACCTGTTTCTGCAAATGTTCTAGCTACTAACTCTATACGTTGTTGAGATGCAGACATAATTTGTTGTACGCCTGTAGCTGTCTTATTAAGCGTATTAGCATCTAAACCTTGATTGTAAGCTGTAATACCTGTTCTCTTCTCTTTCATAGAGTCCATGTATTCAACCATAGTGAAACTTGTAGGTGGAAGTGGTGGATGTGATAAAGGCATAATAGCACTACCTGGTTCACCCACAGTTCTTACTACACCACCTGGACG